AACAACCAGCAAGTAACCAACAAGTAACCACAAACAAGAATGATAATAATGAAGAGAAGGTTAATAAAAAGAAAAGAACCGTCTTTGCAAAACCTTCTAAATCAGAAGTGAGTGAATATATTTTAAGTAAAGGATATTCTGTTAATGCAGAATCTTTTATTAACTACTACGTATCAAACGGCTGGATGGTTGGGAAAACAAAAATGAAAGACTGGAAAGCAGCGGTTAGAAGTTGGCAAACACGAGAAACAAAAAACCAACCAAACCAAACAACATCACCAAGCTGGGAGTTAGGCTCGAAATGAAATCAAACTTTGAACAAACGGTTGTAGGTACGATATTAAAAAATCCAAGTGAACTGGAAGGTATTGATTTACAGCCGGAAGACTTTGACATTGAATCAATGCGATTAATCTACGAAACCATTTTAGAAATGTTCGTTGAAAATAAGGTTATTGATATATTCACAATCTCTAATCAACTAGATAAATCACACGCCGGTAATCCGTGGCTGGCTATTTGTGGACAGGCTCAATCTGATTCTATGGGGATTAGTAGCTTATCAGCCCATGCAAATCACGTTAAAACTGAAAGCCGAAACAGAAAGGCAAAGCAGATTTGTAACGAATTATTAGAAAAAATTGATCGTGACGGTGAAAGCCTGGATTTGGCCGTAAAAGAGCTAATGGACTTAAATCAGGTCAACGCAAGGCATGAGCACTCAATAAAGCAGGCTTTAAACCATGCTGTAACCGCAATAGAGGCCGCTAGTGAACAAGAAGGCATCACAGGTATACCAACAGGTATTACTCAGCTTGACGACACGCTAGGAGGCTTCCACGAGTCTGATTTGTATGTAGTCGGCGCGAGACCGGCAATGGGTAAAACTGCATTCTTGTTAAACCTGATGAGCGCACACTCAGAATCATGTGGATTAATTAGTGCAGAACAGCCGGCGGAGCAAATCGGATTAAGGTTAATTGCTATTGACGGAAAAATTAACGCTCAGAATATGCGTAACGGCCAGATGGATGATTTTGAGTACACGAAATTAACCGGATCAATCGGGCGACTATCAAATAAAAATATATGGATTAACGATAAATCAGGAATTTCTATAGTCGAGATTATCAGGCAGGCCAGAAAGTGGAAACACCAGCACAACATGAAAGCTTTATATATTGATTATATTCAGCGCATCAAATGGACTGACCAGAGGCTGGCTAAGTGGGAGCAGGTGGGTAACGTTGTATGCGCTTTAAAAGAGCTTGCAAGGGATTTAAATATACCGGTAATAGCATTGGCTCAGGTTAACCGTGATGTGGAGAAATTAGCTGATAAACGGCCATCTATGGGAACGCTTGCGAATAGCTCAGAGATTGAAAAAGAAGCTGATGTGATTATGACGCTCTACAGGGACGAAGTTTATAATCCTGATACACAAGAAAAAGGCGTCATGGAAATCAATGTTTGTAAAAACCGGCATGGGCAAATAGGGAAGGTCAGGGCCGCATGGATACAGCAATTTATGAAAGTTGATAATTACGACTATAGAACATATTCAGATGCACATTAGAGACTGATTAAACAACAACTGAGGTAAGAGAAGATGAAGCTACCAAAAATGTATAGTCAAGTGAATTTGAAATTCTGGTCATTGAGAAATGGTTTAGGCAGCAATTATGGTGTTATTTTTGATATTGACACTCAAGTAACTCGAAAATGTATGAGGGTAATGTGTGACGAAGGCTGGAAATGGCAGATTATTAATTATACAAAGATATTAGAAGCCGGATGGGATTACTTAATAGAGACAGATAAGGAGTGCCTGGACAATTCAGGAATGGATTTTAGTGATTTTGAAATAACAACTAACAGAGGGTAAGTAGATGTCTGATGGACTGCGAGACGCAATAAGATGGTATTTAACTAATTATGGAAAAGAGCCAACTAAGATTTATTTAGGACGGAATGAGAAAAAGGAGCTTTTAATATGGGCGCAAGATAATGCGCATCATTCCCAGCCAAAATTAAACAAAAGAATGGAGTTTTTCGGTATAAAAGTTTATGAAGTTGACTCAGATAACCATATAACAGTTTGCTAATAGAGGGTAATACAATGCAAGATTCAACAAAGTCGCGAGAAGGTTATTGCGTAGACTGTAAAAACAATCCTGAAAAATCAATAGTCGAGGCGTCGAAAGAACCAGATAGCCCATGCTATGGATGCTGGTTTCATGAAGAAAAAATTAACTGGGCACCAGTAACATAGTGAAACCAGCAAAAGACAAGCAGGTATACACAATAAAGCCAGGTGATTAAGTAACCGTTTGTCAGTAAAGCAGCAAATAGCTTGATTAATTGCGCGCAAGGCATATAATATAAGTATGAATAAAAACACAGAAGCAAGTCAGAAGTTCAGAGCAAAGAAAGACGCAGCAGGATTAAAGGAGGTTCGTGGAATATTTGCACCAAAAGTAATCCATAAAATAATCAAGGAAAAGATTAAGAAGTTGTTTAGCTTATGAATCAAAGTGATATTAATGAATGACGAAGCCCCAGCCCTAACGTTTAGCATAGTCACCTCATGTTTACTTAAGTGTGAGCCTGACACCGGCGGAAGAGTTAGATTCTGGCGCGATGATATAACAATCGAGTATAGGGATCATGTGTGGGTAGTGGACGATCTTGTTTATGGCAGAACAGAGTATGTGAGTTTAATGGCCCTTGTTAAAAATGAATATTTTAGGTGGGAAGAGTGAAAGCATTTATATTTTTAGTACTTATTCCAGTTCTAGCGGGTGTTGTATCAACAATATTCGGGGTTGGCTGGGCTAATGAAGGCCAGCTTTTAAATGCAGCACTGATAAATATACCAATTTGTATATGTTCGGTAGCGATTTACCATAGTGTGTGAATAATGAGTAAGGAACTCTACTACATCAACCCATCAACCATAGACACAGACATTAATAGAAATGAAAGCATTATTTAAATTATCTGATGATCTTGAGCTTATCCCAAATAATCAGGATACGCTTAACTGGATGGCTGGTAAGAAGGCAGGTGATATTGTTAGCTTCGATGTTACTGATGAGCCGCGAAACAAAAAGATGAATAGTTGCGCTCATCAGTATTTTAATGATCTGGCTAACGCTCTTAATGCTGGCGGCTATACAGTTCAAGAGTCAATAAAAATAGACATGCAATTTACACAAGAGATAGTGAAAGAGTGCATGTTTAAGCGCATTGCTAAGGCAATGTTCCCAAATAAAGTTAAATTAGATAAAAAAGGGAATAAACAAATAAGCACTACCAATTTATCTAATAAAGAAATGTGCATGATTTACGATAATTTGAATCTGTCAGTAATTGATAATTTTAACGGGTTATCAGTTCCCTGGCCTTCACGGTTTAACCATTAATAACTTAGGTGGTAGGTGATGAATAAGCAAGAAAGGCTATTGGTGGCAAATGAATTTATTAAAGTTATAGCAAGTTGCGGCAGGAATTTTTTATCATCTAATTCAGATATGCAGAATAAAGAACCTAAGCCGTTTGTTTCGTACCTTGAATTATCGGAAAGTGGGCGTGTTTTTTTTATTGATTATTATACTAAAAAGCGGATATACACCCACACGTATTACCGCCGGTGGAATGGCTTTACTGGTGGCGGGACATTAAAGATGATAATTGAATGCCTCCGTGATTTTGTGACAAAAGGCAAAACCATGCGCAAAGAATATTTTCAGACTGACATGGACAACGGATTTAAAAACCCGTGGGGATATGGAGAAGATATTTTAATAGTAAAAGAAGCAGCCATAAGACTTGGTGTAGCGGTTTAACCATTAATAGGTGAAATAATATGAGCTTTGAACCATACGATAAAGAAACAGCCAGTACAGAGGACCGCATTGCATGGGCGTTATGTTAGATTATTGATGATAATGCGCCAATGCAATGGACTCGTTACAGATTTGCTGCAATTTGCATTGCTAAAAATCAAGAGTTAATGGCTGATTTAAAAGCATTAGGCAATAAGTAACTATACAGTAACAAACAAGTATTTTGAGGCTTGGGTGTGGTGGAACGGTAGACACTAGGGACTACAGTAGAGCGCTTCCCTTATCCAGCAGCTACGGATATTGCAGGTTCGAATCCTGCCACCCAAACTTGAGAATATTAATAGACGGGGATTAAGAAATGAGTGATTACACAGATGAAATAGATGGTGATAATGTGATTTGTCCATATTGCAAACACGAATACCAACCAGATCATGAAGATTTTTCAGAAGATGAAAGAACGGAAGAATGTAGCAATTGTGGAAAGTTTTATCATATCCATCAAAGCTTTTCGGTTGATCATCACTCAGAACCAGATTGCAAGTTAAATGGAGAAAAGCATAAATGGGTGCCGATAATATTAAGAAGCGGAAGAGTGCATGATTTTTGTGATGTGTGTGATAAATGTAGACCATATCCAGCCAAAGCGGATTAAACAAATAACACAAGGCCAGGTAGCTAATTAACAAACACGCGCCGGTAGACAAATTGGTATAGTCACTCTTCTGAACGAGGTCGAGGAAAAGCTAAGACGTTAGCGGTGAGGGTTCGATCCCCTCCCGGCGCACCATATAAGGTAGAAAGAAAGTGAATAAAAAACAGCTAAGGTTTTGCTTTAACGAGGTTATTAATGTGGCTGAAAAAACGACATGTAAAGATCTTCACCACAAAAAAGGTCAGCGTCATGGTGTAGATGAGATATGTGGGCCTGAGTATCATATAGCTAAATGTTGCCATGAATTACGTAAATATATGAAAGAAAACAATATATAAATAGGTAATAACATGAGTAAACTAACAGACCATGAATCGTATTTAATTGAGTGGAGCAAGCAGAAATGAAGTGTATTGCATGTGACCAAGAGTCAAATAATTTAAGTATGCTTTGCCCTATGACTGGCGGCTTTCATAGTTTACCAGAGCCTAAAACCTACACAGAAGCCGAACACCAGAAAGCGCTTATGCAGCAAGACCAGCAAAACACTAAAGTATTAGAGGCTGCTATTGAGGCATTAATTACTAAGCACCAGAAAGCCATGCAAGAACAGCGAAAAGCAATATGGAAAAAAATAGTGGAATCTAAGCAGCATATGAAAGTAAATCATATTGATTATGTTTTGATTCGCGGAATTATTTTTGGTGATAGTGATGAGTGATAAGTTAAAGCCGTGCCCTTTTTGTGGCGGAGAAGCTGAATTTGATTATTTTGGTGAAGGCGATGGCGATCATCAAATCTTATGCGCCGATCTTGTTTGTCGTGGAGGGATACCGTTAGATGAAGGCTTTTCAACAGAAGAGAAAGCCATTATTAATTGGAATACCAGATACACCGACACCCTAAAGGCTGAGCTTATCGAGAAGATTGCGGATAAGCTTATCGCTGGGAATTTAACAGATACTGGAAAAGGATTTAATGAGGGGCTTTTAGAGGCCATCAAGGTGATAAGCAAATGAACCCACAAGACTTTAACCGCAAAATGGCTGAGCTGGAAGGTTTTGAGATAGATAGCGAATACCCTGAGCTATTTGTGTATTTCCCTGATGAGGCAATGCCAAGGTTATATGATCCATACAACGACTTAAATCTAATGATGCCACTGGCTTGGAAGCATGGAATTGACCCCGTGGCTATTGGAATAAAAAGCATATGCGATAATGGAAAGGCGAATACAAAAAAAGAGCAAACAGAAGCTATTCGTCAGTGCTTAATTAAAATATACGAGGACACAAAGACATGAATATAGACAAGATAGATGAAGCTGAAAATTTAATAAAAAAATTTAGGCGTGTGCAGAATGCAAAGGAGAGCATTGTTGAAATTAATTGTGAAGATGGTATCGATACGGATTCTTTTGTTTTACTTGAACAGGATTCAGTGTTTAGTATTTGTTTGGATGGGTTGAAGACTGAAGTAATTGAGGCAATTGAAGGTGTTCTTAACTACCAATACGACAAAATAACTGCAAGGTTGCGCGACATATAACGATTAATCAGACTAACGGAGACTAAATAATGAAAGACACCCCAAACACCTGGCTACTATTAGCAATAATAGCTTTAGCAGGATTTATTATATTGACGATGTGTTCCTATTCGACGGTAGTTGATGCTAAAGTGTTTGAGATTAAGCCGGTTACCCCTGAAAGCTGGCTAACGAAAGCAGCAGCCCATAAAAAGTATAACTATTGCAAAGAAAACAAAAAATATTATTACAAGCATATTAAATGCTCATGGGTGGTTAAGAAGTACGGGAAGGTGAAGAAATGAACAAAGATGAGTTAAAGAAGATTTGCGATATATACAAAAAATCAATTGTAGAGGAAGACGCAGATAGATACCTCATGATGCTTGCAATGGAGATAGAGCGCAATACTCGGCATGAATGCGTATCTCTGGCCTATGACTTAGCAAATAAACTGTCAAACTTAAATAAGTTAGAATCGAAATGAAGCAAAGACAGACCGGAATTTTATTGTTTATGATGGCTGGAGCCCTAACAATCGCCCTCATAGTTTTAGCAATGACATAAGGAAAATAAAATGAAAACAATACTAATTATTACCATTATTATGCTAACCGGGTGTGAGCAGTACTGCGGATCATGCCGAGATACCACTGATTTTGACCAGCAAGACAGCGAAACAGGGCTAAGAATCAAAGACTACACCGCAAACATTGAAAACCTTGATATAAATCAATTCGTAAAGATATGGAATGCTGTTCAAGCCTGTACCGGCTTAAGCGTATCACCTGGGCCATACATTGCTATTGTAGAAGATGGAAGTTTAAACCCTAAGAGCGGCATGTATCACCCACACGACAAAGTTATAGAGATCGAAGTAAATGAAATAAATAACTGGCTAGGGCATGAAATGATACATTTTTTACTGCATGATGATGGTGCAACTGATGATGTAAACAGAAATCATAAATCAACTCACTTCGCCCAGTGTAAGAATGGGTAGTAAAAACAGACATATCAAGCGATTAGCGCTATAATAAATATTAAACTCAAGGCTAAATTATGAGCAAACAAGTAGGAATGAGCGTAGACGTTGCAAATAAAAAGGTTTTCATTCAGTTCGATAGGGATTTAAGCCATGTTGAGCTTTCGACGCAGCAAGCTATGGAGCTAATTGACGCTATATATTCGAAGGTAAAGCTAATTGATGGTAGTGACATCATATTATTACCATCTGGCATGACAAGTTAAGGGGATAAAATGAGCATAAGTCGAAGAAGCTTTATAAAAACACTAGGCGCAATTGCAGGAATAGCCGCAACGCCTTCAGTATTGGCAAAAGAAACATCTAGCGAACTAAAGAAAGTCGTCGGAGAGCCTAAAAGCTTGATGTCTTCGTGTAGCAATATACAGCTCATCGCCGGACACCAATACGATTTCTACAAGGATATTTACTGGGTAAGAATAAACGTCACGTCAGAAGGCAGAGAATGGCACGACGTCTTGCAAATGGATAAGGGCCAGTTCACCGGAATGACCCCATATGATAAGGCGACAGTAATTTCAAGGCATGTGAATATGGTATTAAAGCATGCTAAAATAAATGGATTAGTTAATAATCGGCAAGTTCTAAGCGCCTTTGATTATAGCGGTGATTTACTTAATGAGCCCAATAGATTCAGAATGATGGATAGCTAGAATGACAGTAGACAAATGGACTGACAAGAAAGAGGCAGCATGTCAAGCTTATATTGAATGCGGTGGAAACCAATCAGAAGCATATAGAATAGCTTATAATGCTGAAAATATGTCTACAAAGACAGTTTGGGAGGAGGCATGTAGGTTATTTGCAAGCCCCAAGGTGTCAGCAAGGGTGTTGGAGCTACAAGAAGAGCACAGGGATAGACATAATGTAACCATTGATTCGATAACAAAAGAGCTGGATGAAGCCAAGGATTTGGCTAAGGTCGAAAAGCAGCCAGCAGCTATGACAAGCGCAATACTTGGCAAGGCTAAGATACACGGATTAATTACAGATAAGAAAGAAATAGCAGGCAAGGGCGGGGGCCCAGTAAAGAACGAATGGCACATTCACCCAGTTACAACCAAGCCAAATGAAAGAGATTAATCTAAGGATAACCGACAAGATAGCTTGGTTATTAACTAAGCCTAAACGGGTAAAGATTGCAGTCGGTGGCCGTGGTTCAACAAAATCAATAGGCGTTGGCGATATTATGCTGATGTTTGCAGACCAGGGCGAAAGAATTTGCTGCTCACGTGAATTTCAAAACTCAATAGATGATTCTGTACATGAGGGACTAAAGCAGGAGATTGATAGGCTTGGTGCTGATGGTTTCACGGTTATGCGTGATGAGATAAGAAGCCATTCGGGTGGCAACATATTCTATAAAGGTCTAGCACGTAACATAACCTCATTAAAATCATTGGCTGGCGTAAAAAGATTGTGGATTGAAGAGGGAGAATCAGTAAGCGACAGCAGCTTAAGGGTATTAACCCCGTCAATTCGATCAAGCGCATCATCTAACGAAGCAGGCGAAGAGCCACCCGAGATATGGATAACAATGAACCGGGGCTCATCTAATGATGCTATATCAAAAAAATATCTAAAGAGAGCCGAGAAGTCACTAAAATCAACGGGCTATTATGAAGATGACTTGATGATGATTGTTGATGTTAACTGGCGGGATAATCCGTGGTTTCCTCCTGAGCTAGAGCAAGAAAGAAGCGATGACTTTAATAATCTATCAAGAGCTGAGTATGATCATATATGGGAGGGCGACTACAACGACTCTGTTGACAGGGCTATTATTAAGCCTGAATGGTTTGATGCCTGTATAGATGCGCATATAAAGCTTGGTATACCAGCCAGGGGAGCCAAAGTACTTGCCCATGACCCATCCGATGAGGGTAATGATAATAAAGGGTTTGCTTATCGGCATGGGATTGTAGTTGAAGCTGCTGATGATATGGATTATGGCGATGTAAATGAGGGAATGGACTGGGCGTTAGAGAAGTGCGATGAATACAGACCAGATATATTTATATGGGATGGCGATGGTCTTGGGATTTCATTAAGAAGACAGGCATCACAGGCGCTAGAAGAAACAAAAACAGATATGGTTATATTCAAGGGCAGCAAATCCCCTGAAGATCCTGATAAGCCTTATGATGGTGGGTTCAAGAAAGAGAATAAAGATAATCAGGACGTATTTAGGAATAGAAGGGCTCAATATTACATAAGGCTACGGGATAGGATATATAAAACCTATCAAATGGTTATGAGGAAAGACCTGCATGATAAAGATGATTTAATTAGCTTCTCATCAAGCATAGAGAAAATGGGATTACTAAGGTCTGAGCTGTGCAGAATACCCACAAAACCAAACAATACGGGTATGATACAGATATTATCTAAGGTCGAAATGGCTAAACTAGACATAGACTCGCCAAATATGGGTGATTCGGTTATGATGTTAATGGTTATTCCAAAATCTAAAGAAGCTGATCAATGGACTAAACCAAACGTGGTTCATGCTGATAGATCGGCATCACGTTACCAAAAAACTAAACAGCGGAGATATTAATATGGGATGGGGCATAGGTAGCGCGCTCAAGCGCGGAGCAAAGAGTATAGGTAAGAAGATAAAGAATGATCCTTTAAAGTTTTTAGCTGATCCGCTTGATGTTTCAGGTCAATTAAAGCGTGGCGCAAAGGCCGGGGTAGGAGCTGTACAGGATGTGCTGATACCAGAAATACCGGGCCCTGATAAACCTGGTGCAACGGCACCGACACCGGATGACGAACTGTTAAGGAGAGCTAAACAGCGAGCATCACAGCGCAAATACGCAAAGGCTGGTCGTGCAGGCACAATGCTAACAAATGACGGCGGAACGCTGGGGTAAACCATGTTAGAGATTAAGCAGCTTAAAGAGTTAGCCGGGTCAGTTATGATCAAACATCAGCCAATGATGAGCTTATATCAGACGCTGGCTGATAACTTCTACCCAGAAAGGGCCGATTTTACGGTCACACGTAACATAGGTATTGAGCTTGCTGATCTTCTTGTCGAGTCATACCCTGTACTGGTTAGACGAGATTTAGGCGATTCATTAGCCGCTATGCTTCGGGACGGAGAGTGGTTCAGTGTCGGCATTAATGGTGAGGCAGACCAACAAGGCGCTATGTGGTTGCAATGGGCGTCAAAGCGCTTAATGGAATTAATAACAGCCAGGTCGAGCAATTTTGTAAGAGCAACCAAAGAAGGTGATCATGATTTTATTACGTTCGGTGATTGCGTCATATCGGTTGAGTTAAATAAAAAGGCCGATGGCTTGTTATATCGTTGCTGGCATTTGCGTGACTGCTCGTGGTGGGATGATGAGTCTGGCCAGGTCGGTGGAGTTGTTAGAAAATGGAAGCCAACCTATGGCGATATGGTTGAGTATTTTGGCAAAGACAATGTTCACGGAGATGTTGCCAAAGCTGAAGGCAAAGACAAGATGAAAGAGGGTGATGTCAGGCATATTGTGATGACATCAGAAATGTACGGCGACGAGACAATAGAAAATCCTTATGTTTCGATCTTCATTGATGTGAAGAACGATAAATTACTTGAAGTCACAGGCATTAATAACAAATTTTATGTAGTACCCAGGTTCAAAACAATCCCTGGGTCTCAGTTTGCTTACTCCCCGGCAACCGTTGTGGGATTACCTGATGCACGATCTATGCAGGAAATGCAGCATACATTGTTAGAAGCGGCTGAACGTTATTCAAACCCACCAATATTAGCTACTCAAAAAGTTATTCGTTCAGATGTTGATCTAAGTGCTGGCGGCATAACATGGGTTGACGATGAATATGACGAACGATTAGGCGCATCACTAAGGCCGATTGCTCAAGATCGTGGCGGGTATCCAATTGGTATGGATATGCACGATAGAATAGCTGACACGCTCAAGAGCGCGTTTTATATGAGCAAGATGACGTTGCCAGAGACTAATAAAGAAATGACCGCATATGAAGTTTCAGAGCGTATGAAACAGTATAGACGCGAGAATTTACCCTTATTCCAGCCTATTGAAGATGAATACAACGGCCAATTGTGCGAGCTATCATTCGATGTTGCGATGAGTGCAGGGTTTTTGGGGTCACCGCAGGACATTCCGCAATCATTATTAGGACAGGACATTGTATTTAAGTTTGAATCACCGCTATCAGCTTCCGAGGAAGAAAAGAAAGTGAATCAATTTGGACAAGTAATAGAAATGGCAAACAACGCGGCTACCATTGATCCTAATGCAGCAAGTAACGTTGATGTTGATGCAGCATTGCGAGATGCTATGAGCGGTTCAGGAGCCCCTGAAAGCTGGAAGCGGTTACCGGAAGATGTGACGAACATTCGTAAAATAGATGCAGAAACCAAACAAGCAATGACTGAGGCTGAAATGGGGCAGATGGAGGGACAAGCATAGATGGCAGCTAAGAAAGCATGTTTCCGCTATAAAGCGCTAACAAAAGAAGAGCATCAAGCTCTTACATCGCTAAATAAAGGCGAGGCAAACGAGTATCAGCAACGCCTTGCACTATCAGTTATTGTTAACAAGTTCAGTCGAGCGCATAATACCCTTTATATTCCTGATTCATTCGATCAGTCTGCATTCCTTAATGGGCGGGCCTTTGTGGGTCATGAGATTCTAAAACATTTACAAATCCCTGTCGGGCAACTAGATAATGAGGTGAAAGAAGATGAAGAGACGTAATCAAGCGATGCGATTTGGCGCGATGTCACGCAGATTTATTAACATGATTGATGGTGATGAAGGCGGCGAAGGTGGCGGCGGTGAGGCTGGGGCTGGTGACGCGGGTGGAGATACTGGCGATGCGGGTGCAGGAGATGATTCCCCTGGTTCCGGTGATGGCGCTCCGGTTGACTACTTTGCAACTGTGCCCGAAGACTGGCGATCACAGGCACTAACTAAAGCTGGGTATGAAGCAGGTGATGACTTCGACAAAGCAATGAAGCAGCTTGATCGTGTATCAGATATCGGCGTGTTTACTAAAAACTATCTATCTGCACAGGAAAAGATTAGAGCAGGCGAGGTAAGTACCGGGCTGCCTGAAAACCCAACAGATGAGCAAATGTCCGATTATCGAGAAGCCAACGGAATACCTCAGACCCCGGAAGATTATAGCTTAACCCTAGAGGAAGGGTTAGTTCTTGGTGAGGGTGATGAAGAGACTTTGGCTGATGTTTATAAGATAGCTCATAAAGGCGATGTAAAATCAGAAGTTATGAGTGATATAGTTAACTCAATGCTGAGAAGCGAGCAGGCCAAGGTTGATGCAATGGTAAGCCAGGACGGCATTGACCAGCAAATGACTCAAAAGCAGCTTAAAGAAGCATGGGGCGGAGACTTCACAACCAACTTGAATGTGGTCAGCGGTTTAATTAATCAATTGCCTGAGTCTATTAAAGAGCAGTTTGAATCAGCCCGTATGCCAGACGGTAAAGCGGTATTTAACAGCCCTGAAATGATGGTTGCAATGGCAGAATGGGCCAGAAAGATCAATCCATCTGCAACCGTAGTTCCTAACTCAGCTAACCCCATGCAGACAATGACTGATGAGATTAAAGCGCTTGAGGGCAAAATGGGTACACCTGAATGGTATAAAGACCTCGACTCACAGAAGCGATATCAAGATTTAGTCACCGCTAAAGAAAGAATGGCCAGTTAACCCCGACGAGGACTTTCCACCGCCAAGGATGGCTTTAATGTTATAATACTGACGGCTAGGGGGATACCCCGAAAAGCAGGACTCGATAACCTGCCTGCCTTCTTATTTATTGTCGATATACTTATTCGGAGTATGCAATGAAGCTGACACAAGAAAGACTGAAAGAGCTATTTATCTATGATCCTGATAGTGGTATTTTTACCAGAAAAATAACCCTAAATAATAGAGCGATTGCAGGATCTAGCCCTGGAAGCCTCAATAAAAAGGGCTACATGAGAACAAGCATAGACTACAAAGAATACTATCTACACAGGATGGCTTGGCTGTATGTTTATGGGATCATGCCAGACGAAATAGATCACGATGATGGTTATAAGGATAATAATAGAATTATCAATCTAAAGGATGTTTCTCATGGAGATAATCTTAAAAATATAAGGATACCATCAGATAATACAAGTGGCCATATTGGCGTAGGATGGCATAAGCAAGCAGAGAAGTGGGTAGCTTCAATATATATTAATAGAAAGTCATTGCATTTAGGCTTGTTTGATAAAAAAACAGAGGCGATAAAGGCAAGAAAAGATGCAGAGAAAAAACACAGATTCCACGAAAATCACGGAGACAGGCAGCTTTGTTGAATTATGCCTGTAAATATTCTATACTTAACCCTGAACTAATAGAAAGACCCCATTAGTATGATTCTAGCGACCCCTAGCGGCTAACTCGCATCATGGATCAGATCATGGCTAACTCAGACTACTAGTATATTGTAATTTTTAATATATTATTTTTAGGAGAAAAGTCATGGCTGATACTGCGTTTCAGACTATGTATAGAAAAGAATTCATCGCAGGTTTCGAGAAACGTCAATCTTTAGCCCGTCGTACTGTTACGACTGAGACTGAGATTAATGGCAATACAGCCGTGTTTCTTGTAGCTGATTCCGGTGGAGCTTCTGCGGTAACTCGCGGCGTAAATGGAGACATTCCTACGCGCCCAGACAACTTAAATCAATTTAGTGCAACCTTGCAAGAATGGCACGATGTTCCAGAGCGTACAAACTTTAACCTGTTTGCATCTCAAGGCGACGGTCGTCGTATTATGCAAGAAACATCAATGGCTGTTGTTAATCGCAAGATCGACACAGACATTCATGCCGCACTAACCACTGCTACTGTGACATGGGGTGCTGCTGCTGTAGCGACTCTAACACTGGTATCAACTGCTAAAACCAAACTAGGCAATGCGTTTGCACTGGAAGAAGAGCCTTTTGCGCTTATTACGCCTGCATTCCACGGTTACCTGATGGGATTAAATCAGTTCACCTCTGCTGATTACATCAACCTAAAACCCTTTGAAAACGTAAGTAAGTCAATGGCGTTTAACTGGTACGGTGTAAACTGGATTGTTGATGCTGGCTTGCCTGGTGCTGGTACTGCAAGTTCTACATGCTACATGTATTCACGACAGGCTATTGGTCATGCTTGTGATACCGAAAGCATTAGTACATTCGTGGGTTACGACGACAAGAATGATAAATCTTGGGCGCGTTGCTCTACCTACATGGGATCTAAATTACTCCAGAATAGCGGCGTAGTTAAGATGTTACACGATGACAGCGCTCTTAGCTAAATCATGTGACCAATGTAGTGCTTCTGAGTGAGCCTACTTGATTTGTAAATTTAATTAAGAGGAAAATACAATGGCATATGCTACTACAAACCCTCCTGCTTGCATTACACAACGTGTAGGCGCTGCTGGTGGTGCAATCTGGATGTATAACTCTACAGATGCGGCTACTGTAGTTCGCGTGGCTGGTTATATCACTAATGCTGATGACCTCGGCGTTGCAGTCGGTGATATTGTCTTTCATACGGATACGGCTGGCGGCACAGTGGGACATATCTACCTGGTAAACAGTGTTACTGCGGGAGGCGCTTGCGATCTAACTGATGGCACGGCAATTACTGCAACTGACACTGATTAATCAGTAAACAAGACTAGCCCCTTCGGGGGTCGGTTCTTTTAACTTTCGAGGTGAATAATGGCTACGGCTGATAAAAAACTAAAGATTGAGGCATTGCGACCTTCCGACTTCGGGTTGGTTAGTCACAAGATCACACAATTCGATGCCAATGTTTCAGGGGTATTAAAAAAAATTGATTTAGAAGATCCAGATTTATGGGTAAATGTTGCAAATAAAATGATCATGGGTAGCGAAGTTCGCTGTTTAGCTGATGATATGTCTTTTGTTGCTTATGGTATCTGCACCTTTGCACAAGGTTCTACGGCAAAGATTAAGATTATTTCAATGCATAAACTTGATGTTGTTAGTACTGAGACATCAGCTACCGAGCTATCAGGTTATGAAATTAAGCTACGGGGCCCTAAAAAGTGGTGCTTAATTAAGCAATCCACAGGTGAAATTATAAAAGAAGGGATAGCGACATCAACATTCGCAATGAAAGAAATGGAAGATTACGTTAAAGCCCTGAGGTCTTAAAATGGCGGTCGATAAGCTTAGTCTATACAACAACTCACTGTTATTGATTGGGCAACGAAGCTTATCCAGCCTAACTGAAGACAGAGAGCCGAGGCATTTATTAGATGCCTCGTATGCGTTAGACGCAATTGAATATTGCTTAGAAGTTGCTAAACCGGTATTTGCGCGTAAAACGCTATTAATTAGTTCGGTCACCCCAAGCGCTAACCATGATCTTGACAGTGTTCAAACATTGCCAAGCGATTATATAACTGTTGTTGGTGTATATTCTGATGCTAATTTAGATCAGGAAGTTAATCGATATATCATTGAGGGCAATACGCTCTCATGCGAATACCCCACTATCTACCTTCGTTATATCTCTGATGATGTAGTTACTGATTTTTCTAATTGGTCACCTTCATTCTCTCGCGTTGTTGCGGCTTATCTAGCACGTGAAATAAGTATAAAGCTCGCCCCGAATCAAACAGAAGACATGAATGTGCTTCTTGCTGAGCGGATAGAGATATCAAAAGGGTTAGAAGCAACCAAGGAGCCAGCAAAGCGCTCGTCTGTAACAACTAACACTCTAACCAATGAATGGCGATTAATCTACAATGACGCGCTTATTATCATGGGTCTGGATGAAATATCGACCAATACAGATGACTCTAACCGCAGGACTAAGCTTGATCGTGTTTTAGATGCGGGTATTGTTTCTGATGAGCTTGAGGATACTGGTTGGATATTCTCCACCACATCAACTAAAAGTTACTATGATCCATCTGTTGAGCCTGCGTGGGGGTATCGAAGAGCCCACCAGAAGCCAACTGACATGCATAGAATCGACGGAATATTCTATGATGAGTACATGCAGCAACCTTTAAAGCTGTACAAAGATGAGGGCGACTGGATATTCACCGATCAAGACGAATACTATTTACAGTATATTAATGATAGCTTCTTGGTTAATCCTTCATCATGGCCAACTTATTTTAAACGTCTTATTGCCGGACGAATGGCTAATGATGCCTCGCCCAGCTTAAAAAAAGAAGGCGCTGACTTTAATATAGCTAATGCGATTTATGAAAAAAGAAAATCATCAGCTATAGCTAACGATGCGATGCAAAGCCCGCCAAGGCAATTAGCTAATGGTAGATGGTCAAGCAGTCGATTTAAAGGCGGGTATCGCAACAGACCTTAGTAAAACCCCATGCATATAATAATTTTTTAGGTCAAAGCAATGTTAACAGGTACGGTTCTACATTTTAATCGAGGTGAAATAGATCAAAGGGCTTTGGCTCGTGAAGACATCAAGCGGGTAAATGAGTCCGCATCCTCAATGGTAAACTTTATCCCTTCACGCCTCGGCAATATGATATATCGCCCAGGCAGTGAGTTTATATCCAACGTCAATGCAACATACGCCCATAGATTAGTTGATTTTATTGCGGCGGTAGATGATACCGCGATATTAGACTTCTACAATGACAAGGTTGAATTTGTTGTAAATGACGTACCGATTACTGTTTCTGCTGTCACAACCCCCATTCTTAACGGAACCTTTAGTGCAAATATAACAAGCTGGACTGATGCTTCAAGTGGTAGCGCGACAACTGCGTGGCATGCCACCGGCGCACTGGCTTTAACAGGGGACGGGTCAAGCAATGCGGTTTCATATCAAACAATTGCCACAACTGAATTAAATGTCGAACACTTCATGCGGATTGTTATTAATCGTGCGCCTTGCGTGGTTAAGATTGGCACTAGCGGGGCAAGCAGCTTTGATATTTTTAGCGCCACGTTAAAGCCTGGAGAACATGTATTAAACTTCACGCCTTCAGCAAATATTACAATCACGTTCGAGAACTCAAAGAAATACGCATCATTAATTGACTCCGTGTCGTTTGATACCGGAACCGCTAACCTGGTTATAGATACACCAATGACCAGTGCATTTATGAATTCACAACGCACGGTTCAATCGGGTGATATTACTTTTTGCACGTTTGATAACGGGAAGATATTTCAGATAGAGCATAGGGGCGATAAATCGTGGTCGGTTGTTGATTTTCGCACAGAAGACGGCCCATTTGAGGTTATTAATTCAAGTGCAATAACATTGACCCCTGGCGCGTTAAGCGGCGACACGACATTAACAGCAAGCGCTGATTTATTTGAAGCGGGACATGTTGGCGCATTATTTAAGGTCACTTCAACAGGACAGAAGGTAACGGCCAGCGTGTCGGTTGATACTGGCGCAGGAACGTCATCTGTTCGCATAACAGGTGTTAGCTCATCAAGGGCATTCACAGTGATAGCGACTGGGTTTGCGACCGGCACTGTAACGCTTCAGCGTAGCGCTGATAATAGTACATGGGATGATGTTGAGTCTTATACAACAAATCAGAATAAGTCGTTTAATGATACATTTGACAATTCTATTTTTTATTACCGTTTATTTGTTAAAGCTGGTGATAACGCTGGATTAGATACTTTGGTTTTGAGTCTTGATTATGCCTCAGGTTCGATTGATGGGATATGCAAAGTAACCAGTTTTACATCCACCACAGTAGTCGATATTCAGGTGTTAACTGATTTTGGCTCAACTGATGCGACACTTGATTGGTATGAGGGCTCATGGAGCGATGCAAGGCAATTCCCTACATCGGTTGACTTAGTTGAGGGTAGATTGTTTTTTGCTGGTAAGGACGAGGCTTGGGGGTCTGTAAGTGACGCTTATTTTTCTTTCGATATTGGCATTCTCGGGGACTCTGCATCAATACACAGAACGATAGGGTTTGGGCCATCTGATCCGGTTAAGTGGATACGAGTAGCGGGTCAGTTGATCATGGGTACATCCGGCGATGAAGTTGTCCTAAGGTCTAGCTCATTCGGTGAAATTCTAACACCATCAACAGCCAATATACGCAGCGGCTCGACTCAGGGATCAGCGAATATCGAGCCTATTAAAATTGATGGGACTTTATACTTTGTGCAGAGATCGGGAATAAAGCTATATTCATTGAATAATTTTGCTGATCGAGATGTTTTTGAAACGCTTGACACTACTATTTTAAATCAGACAATTTGTGACTCGGGCATTCACCGCTTAACATCAGTAAGGCAACCAGAAACAAGAATATACGCTGTGTTAGACAATGGCGATATGGCGGTTTATACCGTTGATGTGGTCGAGGAAGTGGCAGGTTGGAATCGGTTAACCATGTCTGGGAATATTGAGGATGTTGTTTCTTTGCCCTCTTCTGATGAGGATCGAGTTTATGTTGTTGTTAATCGAGGCGGGCTGAAGTGTCTTGAGAAAATGGCAAAGTTCAAAGACTCGGTAGGCGGGACTGCATCAGAGACTTTTGATAGCTTTGTTAGATTTACATCGCATGGCACAACGCTCACAGGGTTAACGCATTTAGAAGACGAAACGGTGGGCGTGTGGGCTGATGGTCAAGATAGAGGCACTTACACCGTATCAAGCGGGAGCGTTACGGTTGCATCATCATGGGCCAGTGTTATTGTCGGCCTTCCTTACACTTCTGATTATATATCAAACAAACTCAGTGGATTTGATAACGTATCTGTTTTAAATAAGCGAAAGCGAATTGTAGATACTAGCTTTGTGTTAATGAATTATTGGCCGGGATCATTACAGGTTGGGCCAAGTGTCGCCTTGTTGAAAAACTTACCAGATATTGAAGACGGTACAACATTAGCCACAAATGCTACAATAAGTGATTATAGCGAGATAGCTTTTGAATTTGATGGCGAGACTGAGGTCGATCCACGCATTTACATAAGAGGTACAGGGCCATGCACAATATTAGCGATGTCTTATGGGATTGAAGGCGACCTTACACGTTCGTCCGGTGGCTAGAGATGACATTATCTCTTTTTATGGCAAGCCGTATGATGCTTCAATGAAAGGCGTGGTCGTTGAATCAGATGGTGAGATATTAGGCATTGCCGGTGTTTTGCATACATCTCCCTTGCAAGCTTTTGGAAGCATGAAGGCTGAATTAAAGAATCATAAGAAATACATTATATTGGTGGCTAGAAAGATGAGAGATATATTAAATAGCTATGATTACCCTGTTTATGCTTCGGCCAGCGAGAAGGAAGAAAACTCAATGTCATTTTTAGAATACGTTGGATTTGAGCACATGTATAAGAGGATTTACAAATGGCCGACCCAGTAACGTTAAGCCTGGTTGGGGCAAGCACTATGCTTGGTGTTGCCGGTTCTATTTCCGAAGGCGAGGCAGCTCAAAAGTCAGCAAGATTTAAAGCAAAAACACAGAGGGCCGCCGGTAGCCATAAAGCATATGAGGCAGGAAGAGAAGGCGAAATATTAGAATCCAATGCAAGGGCAGCAATGGCCGCAGGCGGTGGAAGCACAACCGATGCAGGCGCAACAAAAGTGATCGGGGATATTGGCGCACAATCAAGTTACAATGCATTAGCCGCTCTTTATGAGGGTGAAACCGGTGCAGATATCAGTTTATATGAAGGCGAGACAAAGAAGCAGGCGTCAAAAACAAGAGCTTTAACTACTCTATTAAGTGGTGGCGCTGGAATATATAAGGCTTATAAAGGTTAATAATGCCAAAAATACCCGATTACACTCAGTTAAGCAGAGCCACACCACAAGTTAGCGGGAATATAGATACGCGCGGGGCTGGTGCAAATATTAGTCAAGGCTTGCTTGATGTAGCACAGGTAACTTCTCAAATTCATCAAAACAAGATGGACGAAGAGGTATCGATTGCTGATGCAGAAATGTACACAAACTTAATTAGTTCTGCCAACTCATTTGATGAAGATGATGATTATGAAACTATGCGTCAACGGTTTGACGGTGATGTTACGGGCAAGCTTGGCGAAGTTGCTGCAAAGATTACCGATCCGAAAAGACGCGCTAATTTTGTTAATAAATATAAAAAAGACATTGCCCGTCAGGGTGAGCAGGTTAGCAATCAAGCATGGGGGAAAAAAGTAGACTTTAAGAAAGCCGAATTAATGACTAATTTGGATAATATTCGTGATGCGGCTTTGAGAGATCCAGATCCCACAGCTTTAGGCGGCGCAAATCAGCGTTATACAAATTCTATTAAATCAGCCAGGGCTTTGAATTATATTAACGAAGCTGAAGGCGCAGCCCTGCTTAAAAGTATGCGTGATGACACAGCAAAGGCGCATGTGTCTATGTTGCCTGTTGAGAAGCGCATGTGGGCGCTGAAGCAGCTAAAAAATCAATTACCACCAGATCAGTACGTGGCATTGAAAAATGCGACTGAGGAAGAGCTGCGCATAGGCAAGGCGCAAACTCAGGTTGATGAGTACATGGGTGCCGGGATTGATCGTAAACAGGTGATGGAAAAGATTGATAAAAAATACAGCAAAGATCCAGAGTTAAGAGCTGATATTGAACAGCGCTACGATTACGCTAAGAATAAGCAAGATCGAGCCGTGATAGAAGATCAGTCCGAATTATTTGATCAATACTTTTTGCCTGTGAGAATGGGTGAGTCAACAATTAATGATATTCCCCGAGAAGACTTGGAGCGTATGAGCCCATCACAGCAGAATAGTTTAATGTCGGCTCAGTCATCATCTGTGGCTAAAAACAAGACTCCGTTTAATATTAGAGCTGAAGATGATCTAAATACACTGTATCAAACTAAAAAATTCCAAGATTTAAGGGATTACTTTATTAGTAATGCGGGTTCATTGAGTGATAGTCAGCAAAAGCAGTGGTCAAAAATATCGGTTGATGGCGTAACACCTGAAAACAAATCTCTATTCACTATTACTCAAACAATAAATAATAAAGCGCCGGGCTACTCCAAAGAAAGAAAAGCTAAGTTGAGTGAGTCTGTAGCTGAATGGTTTATGGATAAACAAGAAAAAGACGGGTTCCCGCCAACTAATGAAGAGCGCGACAAGCACATTGACAATGCATTAATGGAGCAGGATACCTCATGGTGGTGGGGTGGAACCAAGCCGATATTTGAGATGGATGAGCAGGAAAAAACTGACATGCTTGACCTGGCTAAAGAAGATGACCCGGATGCGTTTAATGATATAAGTCAATATTTCATGGATAACGGGATAAATCCTGACCATGCGCAGTTTATGCAGGCTTATAAAACACTGAAGGATCAACGTAGTGCTAAATGATGCTGAGCTGAAATCACTAAATGGCATGTTTGCAAAGCCTACCTTGAATGAATCGCTTGATATTGCAAGTCGTGGAGACCCTGACATTATAGCTGAGAGCAATTTAACGCCAATTGATGGGCGAGTTTATAAGAGCAATAAGCCTGAGATAGAAAGACGAAAGTTAATTGCTGAAATCAACGTGCCTGAGTTAGAAAAATCTCACCCAAATACTTCTACATGGTTAACCGATCCAAAAAACTCATCTGTTGCAATTGATGATTTAGATATTCTTAAGGGCATGGAAGATACTCTAAAAGAGCCTGAGCGCGGATTCTGGAATAATGCGGCCCGTGGAGGGCTAGATACAGTCAATTCCGTGACCGGAAATCTGATTGAAGTTATGGGTAATGTATCAGAGGACTTCGATGATTTCATGGTTAATTCTGCGGGTATGCCTAACCCGGGGATTATGATTGGTGATGATGGTATTTCGTGGACATGGGATATGCCGGTAGAAACGCCGAGTATTTTAACTCATGTTGGTAAGGCGGTATCAGAAGGGAAAGCGTTTGATTATCAGCCAGGCTTTACGTGGGAGAAATTAAAAGGCGATGTTACACCCACAAATTTAGCCGGATACATTGCAGAGCAAGGCATTCAATCATTGCCTCATATGCTTGCTGCAATTTATACGCTTCCCGCTTATGTTGCATCAAGAACGGAAGAAATCGCAGAAAGCAGGGTGACAAACGATCAAAGAGAAGACGTGACCTGGGCCGACCTTGCCACATCTTTGATACCGGCAACCATTGTGGCCTTAACCGAAAGGCTGGGCGCAAAGTTTACGTTTGGGGTTGGAAAAGCGGTAGGCATTAAAGGCGCAATGAAGGCTACAGGTGTTGCTGCGGCGGTGGAAGGTGGAACCGAATTTATTCAAGAAGGAATTGAATACCTTGGCGAGACTGCGGGTACTAAAAAGAAATTATCCGCTACTGAAATGCTTGATAGACAATTTGCCGGACTGGTTGCCGGTGCGGGTATGGGTGGAGGTATACGAGCAACCACTGCCACAGTCGAGGCGGTTACTAATAAAACAAATCAGCAAATCATCACCGATGAACAAACAACCCAAGAACAAGCCACGATTGACCAAGTAATTAGTTATGCGCAGTCAAGCGCAACGAATAAACGCGCCGCCGGTCAGTTTGAAGACTTCATTAAAACGGTAGGCGATAGAGATGTGCTTATCCCGAATGATGTTGCAATGGATATGGAGAATGCCCCCGATTACATCATTGAGCAGGTTAATGAGTTAGGTGCTGATATTGCTATACCCATGAGTAAGTTTGTCAGTGAGATAGCTAAGAATGATGAATGGATGGCGTTATTACGACCTCACATAAAATTAAGCGAAGGCACCCAAACGCAGGCCGAATTAGAGGAAGGTGACCGCGGCGAGATTCAATCATTACTTGATAAAGTCGCAAAAGAAAAAGAAGTTGTCACGGAATCTGAAAAAATATATCAAGATGTAAAAGAGCAGATTGTCTCTACAGGAATGCAAAGCGAGCAAACAGCCCGACATAGTGCGGCTATCTACCCTGCTGCGGTTGCAACTTACGTTGAGAAAGCAAGATTAATGGGGCATGATGTTAAGCCGCAAGAAGTCTATGAGATGATGGGCTTTTCAACTGGCAAAGGAAAAGTAGAAGCTGAGGCGGTTACAGCCAGGCCAAAAATACCGGATGATGTCGAAATACAGATGGATTTAGAATCCACTGAAATCAGTGATCTTGTGCCAGAAAGCTTTAATGCTAAAAAAATATACGACAGCATCAACAATAGAATTGATAACTACCAAAGCCTTTTAGATGGTATGCCTGATAATGATGTACGCAAATCAGACGTTCAAAAAAGAATCGCTGGGCTAGAGTCAGATAAAGCCAATATTTTAAATAAAACCAAGGAAACGGAAAAGAGAGCCACACCAGACGATAAGGCCCGTGACAGAAGAAAGTCAAGCAAAGCTCGTGATTTATACGCGGATATGTCTCAGGAAGAATTAATCAACCAAATACTAAAGCATGAGCTTACCGGGATAAAAGGTCGGAAAGCTTTTGTGGTTGACGTTCAAACTGCACCGGTTGTCGGTTCAATTGATGCCGATAGCCTTAAATGGATAAACGACAATCTAAGCCCGGATCATGGTGATGCACTTTTGCAGGCCGTGGCCGATGCTATTGAATCACAAACAGATGCCGCGTATCACATTTCAGGTGATGAGTTTTATGTGCTGGGCGAAACACAAGCCGAAATTGAGACTATACTAAAGAAAGTCGATGAGATTCTGTCTCAAGCGATAATCAAAGCCACGAAGCCAGACGGTAAAGTCATTACTCTAACCGGCTTAAATGTTACATACGGAATAGGAGAATCTAAAGATGTCGCAGACCAAAGACTTAAAGCGGAAAAAATCGCCCGAGAAGGAAGAGGCGAAAGAACCGGACGCGGGGAACAGCCATTTAGCGCAGTTGTCAGAGATGCCCAAGGGAACGAAATTAAGCGTGGTACTTCCGGCACAGACGTAGATCCTAGAATATTTGGCCAGCCAGATACGGGCACAGATCGAGCATCAATAGAATTCACAGACAAAAATGAAAGCATCATAAGGCTAACTCAAGCCTCTGATCTAAGTTCATTCCTTCACGAATCTGGTCATTTATTTTTAGAGATGGAAAGCCGATTTGCAAAGAAATTCGGTCAAACTAAAGACCAGAAGGTTTTACTCGATTGGTTAGAGGTTGAATCGTTTGAAGACCTGACAACTAAAGAGCATGAGAAATTTGCCGAAACATTTGAAGTTTATCTACGTGAAGGCAAAGCGCCGTCATTAAAATTGCGAGACACTTTCGCCGCCTTCGCTCGCTGGCTTACAAACATCTACCGCACGTTAACTGACCCAAGGTTAGCGAATGCAGATTTAACGCCTGAGATACGCCAGTACATGGATAGAATGCTTGCTACTGAGGCAGAGATAGAGCAGGCAATGGCTAACCCGGCTTATGATCAGTTCTTTAAATCAAAAGAACAAGCCGGTATGACCGATGCTGAGTGGGATAAATACCAGAGCCAAGTTAACAAAGCTAAAAACACAGCAACTATTGATCTAAATCAAAAAGTTATTGATGAGCTTCGTAAACGTAAAACCAAAGAATGGAATGATGAGCGCGAGCCTTTAATTGATGAAGAGAAAGCAAGGCTTGAAAAGCTCCCGAGCTATCAGGTATTAGATGCTGCGCTTGAAATGCCGATGGATAGAGGATCACTCAAAGAACTTGGTAATATTACTTCAATTCCACCGCAATTAAGAAATAGAACTGTTGAAAAAGACGGGGCAGATCCTCAAGCGGTAGCCGAGCTATACGGGTTTAACTCTGTAAAAGAGATGGTAAGTGAAATAACATCACAGCCCACTCTGAAGATTGCCGCACATAATGCTGCTGAGTCTCGTATGGTTGAGAAATACGGTGACATGCTCAATGATGGCCGTATTGAATTAGAGGCCCGTGAGTCGATTCACAATGAAGAACAGGCAAAAGTCGTTATACAAGAGATTCGCGCATTAAGTCGGAAAAAATCACCCATTAATCGTGAGTATCTTAAGGCTGAGGCTAAGAAGTTAATCGGTTCAATGAAGTACAAAGAGATAAAACCTAATAAATTTTATCATGCTGAAATACGTGCGGCTAAAAAAGCGGTGACATCTACCGACGATCAGGAAATATTAACCGCCAAGACTCAGCAAATAGCTAATCATTATCTGTATCGTGAAGCGGTAACCGCGCGAGACCAGATGAATAAGCAGCGCAAACAGGTGAAAGGTTTTGAAACACGGGAATACACACCTAAATCGGTAGATCCTTCGTATGCTCAAAACATAAGAATGTTAGCTAAGTCTTATAACATGAGACAGGGCGATGCAAGAAAGTCATTAGATGTCGAGCGCGTGGTTAGTTGGATGATCACTCAAATGGACGATCCAAACAACTACGTGGATCTGTCTATATTTGACCCCAATATTATTGAAATGATTGTGGCCAGGCAAGACGGGAAGCCGGTTGATTATGTGTTGCCTGAATTTAACGACCTTACAGCCAATGAATTAAAAGGGCTTACCGATCAGTTGCGGCACATGCGGTTTGTAGGTGGCAAGCTTTCTGATACGGCTAAGAACGAATTAATGGTTAAACGGCAGGAAGCGGCTGAGTCGATTGATAAGTTTGCTAAAAAGAAAATTGCTCCGCGCCATGAGGTAACCACAACAGAGCGAATCAAAGATTCTTTTCTTGAGTTTGGCTACTCACATAGACGTATCGGCGGAATATTTGAAACGCTGGACGGGTTTAAAGAAGATGGCCCAATGGCTCAAGAATATGAAAAAATCACCGATGCCAGCAATAAGGAATTAGAACTGACAGATTTAATGGCTGATTCTATGAACGCAGCTTTTAAGGGCGTGACAAAACAAATAAACAAATTCAAGAAGGAAACAATTACAAAAGCTGATGGCGTTGATTTTACGTTAAGTCACCGGGCTAGATTTACCCTCGCTTTAAACTGGGGTAATCAAGGAAATCGAGATGCTGTGCTGGAAGGGCTTAACGCTAAATTCCCCGATGCTTACACAGCAAATGACATTACGACCATGCTTTCAACCATGTCAAGGCCTGAGCTTGAGGCATTAAATAAAATATGGGCAGCTAAGGATGCGCTATGGCCTGAGATGTCAAAGGTTGAGGTTAATCGAAAAGGCGTGGCACCGGCCAAAGTCGAGGCTTTGCCGTTTACTGTTAATGATGTAAAGCTGACAGGCGGCCATTATCGACTGCATTACTTAAAAGATCCTGCTGATAGTGCCCGGACTGAAATAACGGTCGATAGGGCTCAGAATAAATCTATTAAGATTGGTACGGCTTCATCAATGAATGAACGTGTCGGCTCGGGCGGCCGCCAAGTAGATTTAGAATTAGGCCATTTGTTTCAGGACATACAGGAAGAGATTCATTATATTTCTTATGCTGAATTATCGGATCATCTGAACTCAATGTTTAAAGGCGTGAATAACGAGATAGTAACCAGTATTATGAAAGGGCATGGGGAACCTTACTATAACAATTTAACTAATACATTAAGCACATTAACCCAGCCAGAAAACCCAGCACAGGGATTATGGAAGGGATTAAAGTTTGTTCGCTCCAATCTAACCTATGGATTCTTAGCGGGAAGTCTTAGAAATATTGTCCAGCAGCCTATCGCCGTGACTAACTCTATTTCACAGCTTGGCGGCATAAATGTACTGAAGGGTTCTTTTGAGTTTTACCGCAATCCGAGGGAAAACTGGGATAAAATCAGTGAGGCCAGCGCGTTTATGCGAAACCGGACCGCGCTAGTTAACCGTGAAGCACGTGAACAGTTACTTAAAATAGACTCAGTTCATCCAGCTTTAGGAAAAATGAAAACAATGGCCTTTGCTCCACAAACATTTATGGACTCGTTAATAGCTTATCCAACATGGATGGGAGCATTAAGTAAGTATAAAAAAGATCATCCTAATGCGAGCGAAAAGAAAGCGATTTTATATGCCGATGAGATGGTGGCAAAAACCATAGGTTCGGGGCTTTCTAAAGATGTTGGCTCAATTTTAAATAAGAGCGAGGCCGAGAAACAAATAACCTTCATGGGCACATTCTTTAATTTAACGTGGAATCTTCACGTGGAGAATGCCCAGCTATTGAAGAACGGCGATATTAACCCTATGGAATATGCGCGTAGATTAGGATGGATGGCCATTGCCCCTGCTTTATTGGCAATGTGGGTGCTCGATGATATTCCAGAAGATGAGGAAAAAATACTGCCTCACGCACTTAAGGAGATTGCATATTACAATATGTCGTCATTGTTTCTGGTCAGAGATTTAGCCAGCGGAATGGATGGGTTTAACCCTTCTATACCGGGATTAAAGTTCGTTGATGGAACAATCAGAGTAAGTAAAGAAATGCAGGGACTAATGACGGGCGACGATGAACTGGATGCGAATACAGTGGCCAGCATATTAAGAGGGCTTCAGCCATTAGCTCCATTGCCCGGGTCTGGTCAGGTAGCGCGAACACTCGAAGGGATGTCAGACCCAGAGCAGGGTGTATGGGGCTCACTGGTAGAAGGAAAAGAGCGGAATAAGTAATATTATGATATTATCTATAAAACATAAGGCGCATGCATGACGGGCTCATTTACAACACGTTTCGGGACTTCACCTGAGGAATCTGCAAAGGCTCCTTGTGTTGCTTCGACTACGGCTAATATTACTTTAGCTGGCGAGCAGACAGTTGATACTGTGGCGGTTGTAGCCGGTAACCGTGTGTTAGTTAGAAATCAAACCGACCCTATTGAAAACGGGGTATATGATGCGGCTACGGGCCCTTGGGTTCGATCTACCGACTTTAATGCCGCTGATGACGTAGTTAATGGGATATTAGTTGTAGATTCAAATCCATCGAATAAAGGCATTTATCAAGCAGTATTTACAGGTAGCTATGACCCTGAAGCAACATCGCTTACTTTCTCAGAAATTCTATTTAATACTTTAACTTCAAAGACTGGCTCAGCAGGCTATCAAGCCGAATACAACGCACGAGGCCAATACTTAATTAATTATATGGATGACCTGATAGCGGTTGATTTAACCTCTTTTGTTGTTGGTGAAACGATAGTTTGTAACGCTTTGAATGTGGGCTCCCCTGGCGCTTACTCAGTGTGGGAAAAAGTAGCCGATGGACAAACGCCACCCGACCCGGCGACAGGATTAAACACAACAGATAATCGGTGGTACTCAGCATTAAGTAGCGCAACAGAATTCAAGCAAGTAAGACAACTGTCTGTTTTAACGATTGATGATTTAAAGTTGGTTGAAGGCACCCCAAACCAGACAATGGAAGTGGTTAGTTACGACACGCCAGACTTTGGCTTGGCTGATCCCTATAAGGGCAATGGAAAATTTACATGGGATTCGACCTCTACTGAAACCGATAATAGCGCCACGACTCGAACAGTTATACAGACCACAGGCGTTACTACAGGTCGGTGGATACGGGTTTATGATGCACTGGTTGATGCTGCTGGTAATTTCACTGGTACAAACACAGAGGCCGCATTAAGTGAATGTGCGACTAAAACAACGGCTCAGACATTAACGAATAAAACATTAACCGCTCCTATAGCTAATTCACCTGTATTAAACGGAACATTAAGCGGAACGGCATTTCTGGATCAAGACACGATGTCCTCGGATAGCGCTATAGCTGCTGCATCTCAGCAATCTATCAAAGCATATGTGGATAACAAGACAGATTTTAGGGGGGCAAGGGTATATAGGGCAACAAATCAAGCATTAGCCCATGATACCGCTACAGTTATTTTATTTGATGCAGAAGATTATGATACAGATTCTATCCATGATTTAGTGACAAATACTGGTAGGCTTACAGTTCCAGCCGGAGTAACGAGAATAAGATTATCCTATTTTGTATTGTTTGAATCAGGAAATGATTATACAAAAGTAAGAATAACTCTTAAAAAGGACGGATCTATAGCCCCTCAAGAAGAGACGTTATCTTCTGAGTTTTTTAATTATGGGGCTTCAACTCAAAATCCGAGATTTAATGCATATTCAGGCGTCTTGTCTGTTACTGGTGGCGAATATTATGAGCTTGAGACTGTGCATTCAAATACTGCTATTGCGACCAGATATGTTTTTGGCGCAAGCTCAGGTGCATGTTGGTTTAATATGGAGATACTATCATGACAACAAGCTATCTCACTAGGATCGGCTCAGCGCCTGAAGAGGCAATTAAAGCCCCTTGCGTAGCCTCTACGCCAGCAAACATCGCTCTATCGGGTGAGCAGACCGTGGATGGTATAGCGGTTGTTTCGGGCAACCGGGTTTTGGTTCGATCGCAAACAGACCCCACAGAAAATGCCGTGTATGACGCTTCGACCAGCGCATGGACTCGCGCAACAGATTGGAATGATTCAACCGATGTTATTAACGGTATGCTGGTGGCCGATGCTAATGCGGCTAATGACGTTATTTATAAGGCCAATTTTACAGGTGACTTTTCCCCTGGCATTACAGCGGTAACCTTTTCCGAAACTGTTTCTAGTGGGTTAATTACTTATACTGGAAGCGCTGGGATTCAGGCTGAGTATGACGCACGGGCCCAATACGACGTTAAGTATATGGACGACTTAATAGGCGTTGATTTAACTTCGTTTATCGTTGGTGAGCAAGTGTTGTGCTTAGCAATAAACGTGGGCTCGCCCGGTACTTATTCAACATGGCAGAAAGTCTCTGATGGTCAAACGGCTCCCGATGTTGCGACAGGCGTTAACACTGACGGGCTTTGGTATTCTGCTACCACCGGTGCAACTAAATTTAAGCGCGTAAGGCAAACTCAGATTGATAACGTTGCGGCACTTAAATTGTATGAGGGTGAATTTGATGGCCAACAATTGCCAATGCGTGGATATTACGCTGGCATAGAGGGCGGTGGGCAAAATATACAGTGGGACGCATCGAGCACCGCAACACCTAATGACGGGACTATATTTCAAGCTACCGGTGTTGTAACTGGTCGATGGTTAAGTGTTGATACTTCAGTTATTACGCCTGAAATGTTTGGCGCCAAAGGCGATAATGGCGTTACTGATGATTATCTCATTATTAATAATGTTTTATCTCTTGGGTTTCCTCATGTGCATTTTACTAAAAGATACCGGGTCACAGCACCTCCGGCCATACAATCAAATACGTTAATAACTGGCACACCAGATGCGGTTATATACAATGACAGAACAAGCGCGACAATATCAAAGGAAGCCTGTTTTATATTGGGAGACGCTCATGGGGTGGCGTACGCTGATTACACTTCATACGCGCTCAACGCAGTTTCTGGACACGATCAAATAGTTACTTGCACAACGGCAGGGGATACGGTTAATTTTTCTGTAGGCGAACTAGTATATATTGCAACTACAAATAATGTTTCAGGCGTGCCAGATCATGCTCAGCTAACGAAAATTGAAAATATATCCAGTGGGGATGTTCACTTAGCAGATGCTATTGACGTTGATATGACCTCCCCATTAATTTATAAAATAGCTGGAACTGACTTAGACCTTGATGTTCCGTGGTATGCGGTTGAAAACGTGCAGATTTACGGATTAGGGTTTGAAGGGCGGTCGCCATTTGCTACTAAGTCGGCGGCCTACAATTGCCATGTTAGTGATATAAGACTTGACGATGTACATATATGTATAGGCTTAAATGCTATGACAAATTGTGTATTTGAGAATTTCACAGGCGCTTATAGCGGCAGGCTTGTCGAGTTTGCATTAAATAGCAACAACGTAATTGCAAGAAATATAACGCCGGGCTTCAAAACTAAAAACGCGGCGGATTCGTACATAAACCCGATACAAGTAGCAGAACAAAGCCGAAACATTAAGCTTGAAAATATACCTGCAACGGTTGATTCTCGCTTTACTCCTTCGCTTCGTATCGCCGAGTTAAAGGGCTACAACATAGAAGTGTCTAATTGCAGATGGCATCATGGCGGGACTGCTAATCAAGAGGTGCTTTCTATAAACCCAAGCTCACACACAGTTAATATACCGGGCAATATGACGTTAAAAAATGTGACTCTATCGTCTGATTCCACCAAAACTCGTATCGCAATAATAGGTGATGGGGTCTCTTCTTATTTCGTCGAGGATATTACTCTTGACAATGTTACATTAGACGGAGCTGTGACGACTGAAGCGATTTGGTATTATAAGGCAAAGAACATTAAACAGAATATACTAAATAACACAGGCGTTTTAAATAAGATAAGCTCCACAAGTGAAGCTCCTAAAGTCATAGGGGAAATGTGATGTTAACTAGAAAATTCAGCGCCACTTCTGCAATCGTTGCTAGAACCGCCGTTAAATTCACAACAAACGCTACTGTTGAGCCAGCAACATCAGCAACAGATAGAATTATTGGAATATATATGGGCGTAGCAGATGCCGTGACTAGCGATGAAGTTGAAATATTGATGTTTGGCCCATCGCTCGCAGTGGCGGGTGGCTCCGTAGGAAGAGGGGCAAGACTTACGGTTGATGCAAATTCAAAGCTTGTCCATGCCGTTTCTGGTGATGCTATAATTGCAATGGCAATGGCAAGTGCGTCACTTGATGACCTGTTTGAAGTAATAGTGATACCTAGTCAGTTTTAATTTCAGGAGTAAATAAAATGGCACAAATAAGATCGGACAAACTATTTAGGAGAAAATCATGACAGGCGAGGTAGGCGGAAGCGATCAAGTCACATATTCAATCGACAGCTTAAGCGATAAGCCAGAGCCCGATAAAAGCTCAGGCGGTGCAGCGCATACAATGGATGGGTTTAAGCCTTCTTCATACACTGGCCGAATATCATCAGCAGAGGCCGGAACAACATTTGCGATTGCTTCTGGCGCAAGACGTATTTTACTTCAAAACTTAGAAATCACAGGCTTAGAAGAGTATGCGATATTAGCCTTTGGTACGTCTGCGGCTAACGCACAAGCAAATTTAGCTAAAACGGGCACAACACCTAATATTATTGCGAATGCAGGCGTTATAATCAGGTCGGGGGATTCTACGGCGGGTGGCGTAGCCATAGATTTACTTATCGGAATACCTGAAAACTCATGGGGTGAAAATGGCGGATATGCCGCACTTGGAAATGGTGTGGCCGGTCTGGTTCAGATAGTAATGGTTACTCAGGGAGTATAATCCGTGGCAAATTACAATATATCAACAACTGGAATTAGAACTACAGGCCCAAGCACTGTTGATGACTGGACAGACGCCAATTGCTATCCAGCTTCTGCATTGAGCGGTATTGTTGAGGCAGATTCAGATACTTTTGTGTTCAATGAAAATTTAGCCGGCCTGGGAACTACTTCGTATCAAGCAAGCGCAGAAGTCACCTGGACAAAGGCGATTACCGTTAGCACTCGCTATGGAGCTAATGGAGGCGGTGCGATATTAGGCCGTGCGAGTGGCGGCGGCGTTGTAAATATCAACCCTGATTCAACCGCTACGTTCACCGTTAATGATTTAAAGTTTAGCGGCTCAAACATATCAACAAGAATAGTTTACTTAGCAACAAATATTGCAGAAAAAAATATTGTGCTTAATCGTATTGAAACGATTGGTGATGGTGCAGCGGTTGCAATAAATATAAGCCAAGGCAATGGCAGCGTGACCATGAATGACTGTATTGTTAGTGGCTCATATTCAGGGAATATTGTTTATGCAAATACTACGCTAGGGGCAAACTCTGCGATGGTATTGACTATTGATGGCCTTCATTATGATAACGTAACTAGTACAAGGGCTGGTGAGGTCTTGGCGTGCGCCTTTAGGTCAGCTAATACAGCCAGTGTAACAACAGCTAATATCAGCAATGTTACAGGAAGTATTAATTTTACAAATGCGGCCGGTTTCTCGTGGGGCATTGAATGCTCTGGAGTGAATAATGTTGTTCTTGAAGACTGTAATTTTACAGTTGATGCGATTGTTACAGGATCTGGAAATTATTGCACGCTCGTTCGCGGTCAAGATACTGGGAATAGATTAACGACAAGACCCGTTATCAGAAACAATATATTTAATCATAATTGCCCGTCTGGCGATGGTATATCGGTTGGTACTGATGCTGAGACAGGGCTTGGGTTCACGATAAACCCTCAGGTACATCATAATGTTGTCACAGGCATAAATTCTGCTGCATACAGCCCGCACGGGATTGGTGTTCGCGGACTCGCAAGCGGTGATATTTACGCCAACCATGTAAAGCGCTTTCATTCTCCGTTAATACTTTCACTATGCACAAACGATAATGTTCGCGCATTCGGCAATCTGTTGACAGATATCACCGGAACAGAAACAGTTGGTATCAGCTTAAAAGGCAATAGCGGCGGCGTAGCGCACAATAATACTGTAATTATCACGCCTAGCTCAGTCGATGGAAATTCTGATTGTTTTGGTATATGGGCAAGAGAACAGGGAGCAACAGCAAATTCGGCATCAAAAACCTATAACAATAATATACTTATATTGGTCGTGACACCTAAAGTCGGCGGATTCGCTACGGTTGGGGTGGGTGATGCTAATACATTCTCAAATAATAACTATTATTCCGATCAGGCATTACCGGCCACGTCATGGGCATACGCTGGCACGACTTACGCGACACTAGCCTTGTGGAATGCAGCACAAGAAACGAATGACGCAACAGACAACGCTAATTTTACTGCCACAGTTGCTGAAATAGTGGCTGCTTTTGGGGATTTAACACCCGATGAAGTGTCGGCCAATGCAACAACGAACGGCGGCGGCTTGAAGTGGTGGACGGGCGCTAACCCTGACACATTAAACGAACCTCTATCTAGTTTTGATATAGATCAAGGTCTCCAATCGAAAAACGGCGACTTTCACCCGACAAATTTGTAATGCAATATATAGGCTTTAAAAATTGGTATCGACAATACAGCATAACCGGCACATTAGCAGACCGGTTGCGTATTTACGACTCTTATCTACACTGGACAAACGGAAACGATTATCGCCATGATGTTGCTGTAATTTACTATTAACACATTTGGGTGATAGCAAAATGTTAAAAGTGTACTAAACTAGTGAAAGGGCACTTGCCTTATGATATTTTTTAACAGCGGGAAGGTAAAGATGCCAATAATTGATCCAGACGTAGTGAAGGGTGGGATGGGTATTATTGGCTTTTTAACAGCGTTATTAATAGGGATATCAAGATCGAGATTTAATCGACTTGTAAAAAGGGTAGATACTATCGAAGCTCATTATGCGACAAAAGACGACATTAAGGACGCTTTAGCAGAGTTCAGGGCGGGAAATAATTATCTCAGTGAAAAGCTCGATAGTAAAACCCAGTCAATTACTGAAATGTTCAAAGATGAGCACAAAATAACAAGGGATTCAGTGATTAAGACCAAAACATCTGTCGCCACAATGCATGGAATGCTAGAAATTTTGATAAAGAAATCATGAAAGGCATAACCACAATCTTTGCAGAAAAGAAGTGGGTATTCTCGTACATTGTATTAACACTGAGCTATTTCAGGTTTGATGATCCGGGCCTAATACAAATACTCGTCATTCTAATACCTTCAGTATTCGCACTCGCCGCCGCAGATAAATATACAAAGATGCCTAAATCTAATTAACGACAGGCATAAAAAACCCGCTAGCCTTGGAGATTAGCGGGAAAGTTCTGAATAAATTAGAAATGATAGTAACTAATTTACCAGATGTTAGCATAGCATATATTACCTTCCGATTTCGGTAGTTTTCATTAAAATATCGGCATATAGTCCGATAACGTCTTATTTAACCTAAAACCCACACAGGTTTTGATCCTTTTCCTTTTTTTGCTCCCGTGTACCAGCAAGCGCCTAATTCGTTGCCATCTTCAACAAATTCAGGTGGGAAGCCGAATCTAACAACGTCTTTGCGTAGCGCGTCCGGCTTTATATCATCGCCTAAGTCTTCACTAAACATTTTTGCGGCCTCATCAACGGAATAATGTCCGCTAATAACATAAGAGCCATCAGAAAATCCAATCGGCTCATTAAACGTGTCTTCAAACTTTGCCATTACCTATCCCCTATTATGTGATTGATGTTATACATTAAACTCTTCACTAATCTTTAAGTCGATTGAAACGGCTTGGTTCTCAGCTAAATACCTCTGCTGTGCTATCTCCTTACAGCGCTTAGCCGCTTGCTTTCTGCCTATTTCAATTCCATCACAAAGCGGCCCACATAACTCTTTGCTATAGCCTTCAATATCGTTATATGTATACTCTCTATCGCATTGCCTGCACTTCATAATGTGTCTCCATTGCACTTATATCGTTTAGCCCACCAGTGACCTCCACAAGGAGTATAGTTAGCCAGTAGGTATTCAGTGCTGTAGTCAGTTAAATCGTTATTATCACAAGCCTTTGCAGTATTGCCACCGAACACGGCGAATAAGCAGATAATTCCAATAGCGTAAAATAATGCGTATCTAAATGGTCTCATCACAATAATCCTCGTCAAGCGCATCACGCATTAATCTCAGGTGGTTAATCATATTTTCCTCACAAGTACAAAGCCAGTAGCAAAACCAGTTAGGGTAATGGCTATGTAATTTCCACCCATCCTTTGACAGCACATCAACCCACTTATGCTTGGGCAAAAATACCCACTGAAACACCACCATATACGCCCAGTTAACGATTAATAGGGCGAATCCTACCAGACTAAAGGGTATGGCTATTGCGTTCAGTAGAGGGCTTTTATTATTAAATGTCTTCATTTCATCGCCTCATTATGGTTAAACATGTTTCTAAGCGTGTTTTTAAATTCAACATCATATCTGTTGACCTCGCATAGCTCGACCTTAAGTTCATCAGATTTAAGATCACCTACACAATGAGGGCATGGCTGGTTATTAATCTTTCCGGTGTTTTTGCAATATTCACACATCACTCAACTCCTTAGCTTTCTGTTTATAGTGTTGTTTAATATCTTTTATATCGTCAACAGTTAGTTTTTGTATCGTTTGCGGTCCTTCCAGCCATTCAACTTCTGCCAAGCCGATTTTGCCGATAAGCGCTTTTCTGTACTTAACTGCGTTTCCCGATAAGTGGTTATTACAAGGGGCACACTGTTTATTGTTATTAAACGGGTGAAACCTGAGTTCCGGACAAGCCCCAACCGACAGATAATGCCCAGCATGATACTGGCCGTTGTGGTGCCGCCCACAAGATATACATGGCTCGCCATCATCTCTTAACCTCACATATTTATTAAATTCTGCCTGCGCCTCTTTCATCCAATCAGACTTGCTCTTTAATGCATCCTTGCGCCGCTTTAAGTCGTGCCTATCAAGCTTTTCTTTGATCTTTTTATCCTTAGCCAACTTTTTAGCGTTATCCTGTTTAACAAGCTCTATAGCGCACTTAGGGCCGCATACTTTTTGAATGCTATTAAACGGCGGGTATTCATCGCCACATACTTTGCATTTACGGGGCTTATTCACTTATCAGCCTTTGACTCTTCCAGAGAGCGTTCAATAGCCAATTCCCGCCCCTCTTTTGATATAACCTCTAATACATTTGCATTGATTGATTTACGAGTTTCTTTTAAGTTCTTAGCGGCCCATGCTTCAGGGCTGGTGTCTTCTTCAAATTCAAATAAATACTTTTCTTGTTGGTTGCTCATGGTTTTCTACCTCTTATTGCTTATTCTCTAAGTGTTTAATTTTTTCAAGCGCATCCAGAATTATGTGATAAGCGCCCTGTGTATTAACGAAATCACCTATATCTGCTACCTGCTTGTCTTTATGTTCCTGTAGTCTTGTAGGGATAATGTCGCATAAACCCATAGCCACCCGTAAAGCCTCATGTATTTGATTTATGCATTCTTGTGAATAATAACGCTGGCAAACTTCATAAGTTTTATCAAAAGGCTCAAAAACCTCATTTACCTTCATATATTTATCTTCACTGCATAAATTCATGGTTACAAATACTTTATCGTGCATGTGGTCTATATCTTTCATCACCTATCTCTCTTATCTTAGTCGTTATTCGCTAAATTTGAATGCCTCGAACGGGTAAGCGTCTCACCGGGTAATGACTTAAGAAACAGCTTACTGTCATATGCCATAAAGTCAGCTAATGGATTAATCCCCCTGCCCTTTGGTCTATGGCGGGTAACTGGTTTATCTGGTTCGGTCATGCTGGTTGGTGTGTCTTTGTATTCCATAATATTCACCCCGATTTTGATTTACTCCACTTAAACTGCTTTTGGGTTGTTAAATGCCATAATCCGCAATATTTGCATTTATATGGCCGCATCTTCTTACCATGTTTTGGCTTACTAATTTTCTGCTTCTGTGTTCTGGATGACTTTGTAATAAATTCAGCATCCTTTTTGGCTTCTTGCTTTGTTTCATAGCCAACCTTATTGCACATAATCTACCCTCTTAATTAATTTCTCTAACCACTATATAATTCTTTGCGGCTGAAACCTTGAATTCATCAGTTCGCCCAGAATAAAACTCATCATTTATAAAAATAAAATCTATTACATAGTTTTCAGCATCTATGTACGACTCAAAGACCTTATCAACAGCTAATGCACCCTTAGCATCACAATCAATAGTTATATAAACCATAATCTATCCTCACTTTAATTAAACAAAACAGGCCATGTAAAATCCGTCATAGATCATCCAGTTCAATTTACGCAAACTTTCAGCGTCTTCTGTCGTTATTCCCGCCTCAACAAGATCATCTGCACTTACTGAATATATAATGTCGTGTTCAGCCGCCTCTATTCCTTTATTTGGAATATACTTTTGTATAATTAATAGACCTTGAATCGCATTATCGCCCTCCCATTCAGTGTCTTCATTTTCAAATATTTTATTAAATTCACTTAATTCCATAATATTTACTCTCTGTTGTTCAAAAAGCCCTCCCCCATAAGTAGAGGGAATAGGGGTCTTGCTATGACTCGGTTAAAACGGCGGTTCGTCTAAATCATTGAAATTTACATCACCAGAACTAGGCTGGCTTTGCGGTGTTGGCTGTCCTTGCTGAGCATGTTGTGCCTGCTGGTTACTGCCTTGATTATCTTGCCTTCCGCCTAACATCTGCATTTCATTGGCGATAATCTTAGTTGTGTAACGATCATTACCGCTTTTGTCCTGCCATTTTTCAGTTTTCAGCTCACCTTCGATATAAACCTGCTGACCCTTCTTTAGATACTCGCCGGCAATTTCACCCAGGCGGTTAAAAAAGGTAATGTTGTGCCATTCTGTTGCCTCCTGTTTCTCGCCGGTCTTTTTATCCTTCCAGCTCTTATTTGTAGCCACACTAATAGAAGTGACTGCACCACCGGAAGGCATATAACGGGTTTCAGGGTCTTTACCGCATGTTCCTACTAGAATTACTTTGTTTATACCTCGTGCCATTGTCTTTCGCCTTATTTGATTGATATACTTGATTTTGATTTAATAATATTCGTGCCGGAAACATCGCAGCCTTCTTTTAAGGCCGCTAATATCTCTTTTTTCATTGGCGTCATAGTTGTTTTAATGTCGAGAAAATCCGCTGGAATAGCTGACTCATCTATTATATTCACAATGTCACGTCCCTTTCTTAGCGTTATTGTAAATAGTGGGCACTGTATTTTATTTATTCCAGTAGCCTCCATATTCACCCTTAAATAATCTTTCATTGAATCCTGCTTGCTTTCAATAGACTTCTTTCGTTTGGTAAGCCGTTTTATCTCATTATCCAAAATTACAGCATCATCTGACATGCTATTTACGACATGGATTAATGAAATTGCTTTGTCGTTAAAATCGCCTTCGATTAATTCCATCGTATCGGCAACGGCTTTTTCGATATCCTCGTTTTCATCAGCTAATTTTAATAGATCTTTGTGATCTTCGGTTATTTCATAAAGCGGTTTCATTTTTTAGCCTCGAATTTATCTTTTAACTCGTTATAAGTTTTCTGCACGCTTAACTGCGTTGCTTTGTCTTTTTGCTCTGAAGCCTTTTCCCATGCTTCTTTAAATGTGGCTTTTAACATATTCATATTCACTGATTTTTTCATCATTTCGATAACCTTTTCCATATCATCAGTATATGTTTTTGCTTTAATCTCAGCTATTTTGTAATTACTGGTTAATTTGTAAATATGGTTAAACCAATCTTGAGTTAATCCATCGATACCACCGGTAAAATTCTCTGCCAGCAATAGATTTTCTACCCATTCGTCATTAATTTCTCGATCTTTATATAACGCACGAAGCTCCATTACCTGTTCACCTGTAACAGGCTTGGCAAGCTCAACGGCCCCCATATCTGGTAGTGGTGCGGCGTCTTTGTTGTATAAGGTATTGCCAAACTGATTGCCGAAATATCGCATACATCGCTTCAATGCGTCCGTTACAGCCTCTTTACTGGCAAGCTCTATGCAGCTACCTATTCCATACGCTGAGAAACCAGCTACGCCGTTACCAAAACCGGTATCTTCTTTTATTATGGTGGATTCGCCAGACTTAACAGTAACCCGCAAATTACATAAATATGATATTGATACCATTGGCTTTGGCTCGTCGCCTGGCTTGTATGGCGCCTTTTCATACTCTGTTCTATCAATTTGCTTTAAAACAAGTATTTCAGTGCTCCATCCATCAAAGCCGAATATGCGGTTTGCCTCAGCTATTACATGATGTGATGCAAGATAAGAAAGCTTTGTGTTTCCGGTTCCGTCTCTTTTGCTTACATTTTCAACAACTAAAGGTTCACTTAAAAAAACTTTTTGCTCTTCGGTAAAGCTCATATTCATTCCCTCTCAGTGAATGGCTTGGCTATGTAGATATATTCAAGCCCTGAAATTCTTGCTTTCTGAATGGCTTCAGCTTCGCTTGAATGACAGTTTTTCTGATTATGTTTGTCACCCCACTTATTAACATAGATAACTTCAGGCTCGGGCTTGATGCGGTATTCATAGCCTTCCAAGAATCCTGAGCCTTCACCATTTAAAATAATCTTCCAACTATTCTCAAAATCCTCCCTAAACTGAATATCCTTCCCATCACAGAAAGCGTTAAATACTTCTCTTAGCTCTTTTGCTCTTTCACGTTTCATTGCTGTCACCTATAGCGAGTAATTCGGCTTTCTTTTCTTCCAGCTCAGTTACTTTCATATGTGCAGCAGCTTGAACGGCTTTAATTTGAGTTTCGATTACTTCGATTTGTTTCTTTTCAGCATCACCATAAGGTAGCATTATAAATTCAACTTCCATTATCTCTGATAGTCTTATGTCGACGTCTTTTCCATTTTCAAGATAATCTGTAACCTCAGCTACACGCTCATAATTTATGCTCATATCTTTATATATTGCTATTTTCATTGTCTTACCCCTTGTTAACTATATCGGTAGCCGTTTCCCAAACATCATCGGTTACTTTATCAACTATCAGCGCAGCCAGTTTAAGCTTGCTCTGAATGTCCACGCCTTTTAGTTTTTCAATCTGCTGGATAAGCTCGCCTATCTCTTTACGTGTTTCAAGGTCAGCCAGCACATTATCAAGACCTGCTGTAACACTTCCATGATCTTTCATAAGTTCGTCGTACTCATCAACAATTTTGATTTGATCGGCTTTGTCTTGCTCGATATTTTCTGGTTCGTCGTTATGTGGCATTTCTTTACTCCGTTTTATCGGTCATAAATGCGGCAAGTCTATCAGCCGCATCTGCTGTCATTTCCATTAACTGGATTAAGGTTTCACAATCACCCTGCTTTCTATCAATAATAGCTGCACAGACCTGTGTGAGAGTGCCGTGGAACGATAAATCTGTATGGGCCTTGTCATTGTCGTCCTTATCCTTTCCAATGCGTGTCTCGTACAATATCCAATTGTATTTGTCACGATTAAAAGAGAATCTATCATCTATTTTAATCTTGTCTTTCATTGTGTAACCCCTAATCGTTGCTTAGTTCTATTGTGCCGGTGAATTGAATAAATTTAGGAAATTCACTATCCCAATCTGTAGCAGAAGACCCTACATATTTTAGAATTGTAGAATAAATACATATCCCTCTTTCAGCTTTATACATAAAAAATACGTTACTTGAATTGGGATAAGTCATTAAACACGGATAGATAATTTCTGATTGTTTCTGAATAATCTTGCTTTTCATGTGTAACCCCTTAGTTATTTAATTGCTATGGATAAATATTAGCCTCACCTGTTCTTAATGTCAATACTTATTTGTATTTATTTTAATTGACTCAGTGTGTTTTTTATTATAATATAAAGGCATCCTAAATAAACACAGAAGACCTGTATATGAATAATCTAAAAAGCTTAAGAGAAGATGCCGGGCTTACATTGCAAGCGCTGGCTGACATGTACGGCGGCACTAAATCACATTGCTGGGCTTTAGAGGCTGGCTCCTCAATGCCTACGCTAACAACCGCTTATGCCATTTGCGGCGTGCTAGATAAGTCTGTGTACGACGTTTGGCCTGATGAGACCGTGATTGTTGAAGAAATCATTAAAACAAACAGAATTGTAACCAAATAACTGATAATTAAAGGGGAATGATTATGTACTACGAAGAATCAATAATAAATGGCAAATTAATGTTTAGAAACAGCCCTAGCAGCGACTGGAGCTTTAAAATATCGCTGGGTGCAACTGCTACAAATCATTTAATGTCGTTAACAGAAGCCGAAAGAATGGATGTATTTTGGTACTTTTGCACGCATTGCGGATCGGATAATCCAAGCTGTAATTGCTGGGATGATAGCTAACAATATAGAGGCAACAAGAAATGAACGGTGACATTAAACCAATTGAGATAATGGCAAGGCGTGAAGATTGGCAAAACGGAATAAGTTTATATTGCAGACAAGTTATAGAAAATGTTAGCGAATCTATAGCCCAGCCAGTTGTGTTTGAAAAAATGGATAGAGGTCTGCTTTCGCCGCCATTTTTAACACTTGGAATACAGTCTGCACAGAATTTAATGGATGAGTTGTGGCAGTGCGGAGTAAGGCCAACAGAGGGTACTGGCTCGGCTGGTAGCTTGGGAGCAGTTGAAAAACATCTGTCAGACATGCGGAAAATCGCATTTAAGAATCTAAAAATTAAACCTTAGAGGCAACAAACAATGATTAAACGATATGATTCGGAACCATCAGTATCTAAAGGCCAGTTTGAATATGTTGAAATGGTAGAATTTACAGATGGCCGGTTTGTTTTATACGTAGATTATTTAAAGGACAAAGAAGAGGCAAGAGAGCTAATTCAATTAATACGTGATGATTTATGGGATCGGAGCAACGAGGGTATTGTTGATGTTGGTAACTCTGTATGGATAAAAATAAATAAATATCTATCAGCCACCAACGAGTAAATAGATATGAATGATAAAAAAGTAATTTGCCTTGATTTTGATACGTTCAATAAAATGCTTGATCAGCCCAGCTTAAGAGACCAGTTTGCTATGGCTGCTGATGAGCACGAAATAGATCGAATAATCCCTTCTTCAGCAGGTGACGTGTGTCGATTTATAGGATTAGATATTAATCTAAATCAACCAGGAGTTAAATATCCTGAAGATGCGTACTTAAAGGCGATCGTTAAAGCTCGCTATATATGGGCAGACGCCATGCTAAAGGCTAGGGGCTAGATATGACTAATAAAACAGATATTCCAGAAGTGATTTATGCAGGAATGGCGCGTGATCTTTATGGAAAGGAAATCGGCGGATACTGGCAGGAAGAGCCACAGGGAGAGCCTAAATACATATTAGCCGACACCAGCATAAGCAAGGATGAGCACCTGGAAGCGATGGCGGCACTTAGAAAAGCCTGTGATGATGCTTTTTGGAAGTATGAGCAAACAGGGCCAGCCACAATATCAAGGGCCATCCTTAACGCCACAATAGAAGGGAAGGAATAACAATGGACTTAGTTATTAAACGCACTCACAGCTTCAAGTGTAAGCACAATACATATTTAGTTGACGATAAGCTGGGTTATGTTGAATGTGGGATATGTGGTGAGCATTTAAGCCCTATGTGGGTTTTAGAGCAGTTCTGCAACAGTGAATCAAGAGCGAATTTAAGAATAATTGAGCTTAATAGAATAGCTAATAAGGCAGAAAAGAAAAATCGGTGTAAGTGTGAGAAGTGCGGAGAAATGACACGCATCCAAAGATAACCACCTATAGAGGGTATGAAGATGAAAGTTTTATTAGAAGAAGGTGTATGGCTGGCTGATGGTGAAGGCGACCCGCCGCGCACATTGCTTGAAGAAAATGCCAAAGAGTTTATTGATATTTCGCAGGCTAACAATGCTTTGGTTAAAGCTAGAAAGTACAGGCCTTTTCCAGATGCAGAAATATACGAAGATTTTGTTTAAACAGTCTAACGGGGAAAGATAATGAAAAAAGTAGAATATATATGTGATCAATGCAAAAGAAAATCAGAAACATCGGCTGGATGGCTTGAAATAACATCAAATAAAGAGTTCGGATTAAATATAAGCATTCCATTTAATGGTACTTCATATAGTAATTATGATGATTTTCATCTATGCAGTGAGATTTGTACAAGGTTATTCTTTACTGGAACTTAGAAATAACAAAGCCTCAATAAAGAGGCTTTTTTATACTCACCAAGGGGGAGGAGAGATTTGAAGTAGTGTAGAGCTTCGTATCCGACATACAAACCAGCGTGATCGGTCTTAGCTCTAAATATACTCGTAAATACACTTAGAGCTAAGTTGCTGGCCTTGTCCCATTCGCAGCTCTACTAATGGGCCTACGCGATACAGTTTAGTATTTCGTCCCAACGGACTCATCAGGCGTAGATAAGGTTTGATATAATAGTTTAGCATAAATAAAAACGCCCTTTGCAAATAATCACAGAGGGCGTATAATTTAACAACGGCTTTGGTTGACAGACCTAAAGCGAATAGTTTTAAACAGAGGTTAACGTATTCACTTCGAGCAACAGCTCAACCGTTAGACCCAATTATAACACTATTCAATTTATCTGCACAATAAGCCTGAATTTTTTAATTTAGGAGTTTAACTGTGATCATAATAAAAAATATTGATTTTATTGAAACCGATAGAGACCCGTATGAAATTTTATCAACAACAATACCGTATCAGCCTATTCACGTAGTATCAAATGATGGCCCGGAAACTATAGATCATACTATTTTACGTGAATTAATACGTGGCCGAAGGTTCAGAAGGCCGTCAGATAGAAAGGACATGATTATAGGCGTATCTGAGCAAGCACAGGACATTATAGGCATTCAATACGAAGCATGGGATAGGTTGGATGAAGAGTGCCAAAAATGGAGCGACAGGTGCAGCTATTTAACTAATGAAAACAAAGCGATTAAGGAAACAGGTTTATGGAATCGAATTAAATTTGTTTTTACTGGCATTAAATAACCCACTTATAGACCACAAGAGTAAATAACCACCACTAACTAGGAGTAAATAACAATGATAAATAATGAGAATAAATGGAGAGTCAGCAAGTCTGGTTACAGTATTCGCACCGGGTTAGGGGATGAAAATAAAATAATAGCTATTTTCAATGGTCAATTTTCAGCAGAAAACCCTGAAATTTTCGAGCAATGGTTAGTGAATGCAGAATTAATATGTGACTTATACAACAATAATTCACTTCAGAATACAATTGAAACAGCAATAGCGTTTGATGTTATTAAAAAAGCAATGATTAAGGATAATCCAAGCAAGGAAGGTAGTTACGCACATAGCTGGCACTGCAATATAGCTATGATGTGCTATGACTCAATAAGAGAGGCGACAGAGGAAATACCGCACGAACAGGCTCTTTTAATTGGAAACGAAGCCGCACGTAGGTTTATGAAGCTTTGTTTTGATGTTGAAACAAATAAATAACCCGTATATAGAGCACTAGCATGCTTTTTTTGGAGCAAATATTATGAACAGAGAAAAATTAGGCCAGTTACTGGTTAAGTCATATCTAATTCTAAAAGACACAATAAGCCCATTGCATGACTGTGATTGCCACAATAAAGACAATCCTCTTGTCTGCGCTCATTACTCAACAAACTATCGCTGCAAGTACAATTTAGGCCAGTTCACGGTAGGTAAAACAATCTATATAAACTGCACTGCGAGTCTTCCAGATGTCGAATAATGGCTGGGTTAAGCTTCATCGAAAATTTATAGATTGGGAATGGTTTGATGACTCTAAAATGGTTCATCTATACCTATATTGCCTA